AGGAGCATCTAGTGTTCCCGATATTGTGGTATTACCAGTTACGCTTAACGTGCTTAATGTAGTTGCTCCAGTTACATCTAATGTAGTGCCTATCGTTGCACTTGTGCCTATTTCTAAGTATGTGTCTGCTTTTAGATATGTTCCTGCGTGAATATGTTGGTCTGCATTGATACCGTTATCAACGTCTAAACTTGTGCTTATATAAACCGGATTGTTAAACTTCTCTGATGGTGTTGCATCCCACACCTGAGTTGATGTATTCCATACTATACTTGTAGTATCAATTTCATCGGTAATAATTACACCGGTAGCAGTTATATCATCAAACTGTACATCGCTCGTAGTTGTCAGATTTTGATCTAGAGCGCCGAGATATCCCCATTGAGTGTTAGATATGGTTACGCTATCGATGTTCTGTATTTGCGTGTATTCCGCCTCTGTAATCGCTACTATATCATCTGCCTGGCCGGCGCTAAGTCCGGAAAGCGTATCGAGTTGAGCATCCCAAGCCTGAACATCAACTCCAATCTCTAAGCCTAAGTTAGTGCGCGCCGTACTCGCATCATCTACGTCGGACAAATCATTGCTAATTTGTAAATACCTAGAATCGGCGAAATCAACGCTTATTCCCTCAACACTTGCATTTGTTCCGCCTCCCGAGCCTCCAGTACCGGCGGAGTTTTGTGCGTTTATAATCGTGGTAAATGTGTCGCTTCCAGTTTCAATATCTATCTCAAAAAAGTCCGCATCCCACCGGTTGCCTCTACCTCTTTGTGTACCTCCTAAGAAAAAGAAGTATTTGCTATCGTGAGATAAAACTTGGTACGCCTCAAACTCTCCATATAATTCGGCTCGTAAATTACGGCGCGCCGTTCGTTGAACATTGAGAACCTCTTTGAGCCATATTTCAAAAAAGTTACTATTGCTCGAACCTCCTACAAAATCCCATTGAGATGTCGGAGTATCGGCCGTACTTACATCGGTAACTAATAACGCCGAACGTGAGTAATCTAATGGGCCATCTCCAAAGTAAACTTCGGAATAAGATAAAAGAGTTGAGAACTTTACATTATCCTGCTCTAACTCATAAAGGTAAGAATCGCCATTAGCCGTTGTCGGATCTTTAAGTAAAACGAGCGTATCTTGCCAAAAATTAGTTGGAGAGGCATACTCTGCATATTCCTCAAAATCAAATAATGTGCGCGCCGGCATGATCGCACCCATTGCATAAAACTCAATATCGCCATCAGCATCGGCCGGAACTTCCGTTGTTATAATGTTGAAGTCATACCACCAAACGGTTGAATCAAAAGCCAATGGAGTTGTCGTTACCATTTGCTCTCTATTACTAACCCTATAAATGTTATGAGAACTCGCAGTTTTTGAGCCTACAGATACCGGAGTTCCGTCGGGTTCTTCCGATAATTGATAGTATAAAGTATTTGATCCGGTTTCTACCGTACCCGATACATCAATTAAATAGTATTCGGTATCGGCATCCGTTCCGGTTGTTAAATCCTCATCAACTCGAATGACATCCCCATGAGCAAAGTCATTACTAACAATACGAATCTTATTATTGGCCGTATCAATTTCGGAAGGAGTAATTGCTGATTGGCTTGTCGTTATATCTGAATACTCTTGCCAATCTCCTTCGTCATTATTCCAATAGTATTGTCCGGCTTTTAAGAGATACGATGCTTGAGGCAAATTTGCCATTCCTTCATAATAAGAACGACCTAATACCGCGTAATTCCTTCCAGATAATTCTACAATCTCATCTCCGGCCGATTGAAACGGAGCGCTATATTTGGCAACCGGTAATCCCGGATCGGTTGTATTGGTTATCCTTGAGGCATTGACTAGGGTTTGTGTTGTACCGCTTCTATGCTCAAATACAATACTCGCTTTTTTAATAGCCGGATTGATTTTGTTACCACTAAACGGAAGTACATACAAATCCGTTGAATCCACCGAAATGGTCAAATCCTCCGTTGAAGAAGCCGGAGAGTTCGGAGCGCCGGCAGAATCATAGGAATATCTCTTTACGCTTGTAGGATTGTCTAATGCCGATATATGGAATAAATGCCAAGCATTGTTTGACTGCCTTAAAATCAAATTGTAGTTACGACATATCCTATCAATTACCTCATACTGCGAGATAGTTGTATCGCCCTGCTCTGTACTTGAGCCGTAATTACGGAAGGCATAAGTATCATTATATACATTATTGAGAAAATCATCGCTTGTATCAGATTGATTGTTCTCCACCCAATTCGTGTAAGTGTATATATCTAATCCAAAGCCCAACTCATTTAATGCGCCGGCTAGAGTAAGAATTATCTTTTCATCGTTCTCCTCTAATGCATATTCAACGCCTTTGAGGTAGGATAAATCCTTAGCTATAATCCTGCCGGGAAAGGGATAATCTCCTTCGTTATATTCTAGTAAATCATTGAGTACTTTCCCCTGCCATACAACCGAGCCGTCTATTTTCTTTTGCAGGATATACTCATCCTCATCGCCGGCAAATATCTCCTCTAACAAGTCTAATTCATCCTGCCCTTGTACATGGAACGACATTGTTAATTGAGAGCTTTGTACCGGATTCTCGAAAGGATTACGAGGATTTATCTTGTTATAGGTATGCTCAAAATAATTCTCCGCTCCTTCGAGTTGCTCACTAGAGCCGGAATAGCCACTTTTTAATAATTCAATCCGATAGGTTACATCCGAACTCCCGGAGAGTTCCTTCGCTACAATGTATTTGTATAATCCGTAACTCATCGCCCTATCACTTGATTAGCCCTTTCTAGGCTTAAAACTAAATCCGTTCCTCTGACTTTAAATTCTCCGCTTAAATTAACGTTGTTACCTCTAACCGAACTAGCTACTGATGAGGCGCTTGCTAATGCTCCTCCGCCTATTGATGGCGTTTTCAATTTAGGAAATAATCCTCCTAGTAATCCACCTTGAACCTTGCCTCCTATCCCCCCAGTCAATAATAGAGAAACGCCTAATTGTATTGCTGAACTTAATAATAGCTTCCCGATATTCTTGAGAACATCTTGTAGTTTCTCGCCTTGCATTACTATGTTCGTCATCCCTTGCCCGAAGTTATTAACGAAGGTTTTAGCTAAAGCATCAACAAACTGAAGCCCATTACTTAGCTCTCCGGTTTGACCGGTTAAAGAAGCCATTTGACCTTTTAAAACCATTATTTGCTCGCCGAAAAGAGCATATTGTTCCGGATCGCTAGTCAATGACTGAAGAAACTTCAACTGTGTCATTTTTTCATTTAAATCCGCAACAGAGCCAACCATTGGAGCAAATGGATTCTCTAACGCCTCAACTGATGCAAAGAAGGCCTCTAACTCTTGTGATACGCTTGCTAATTCTGCATCTAACTCAGAAAAATCTATTCCTAATCCTGGCTCTTCTTTTGCGGTTGCTATAAGTTGAGCTATTCCTTTATCTGCATCAAGAACATTACCAGTTACATCTTTATACTCTTTGCTTAATGTGTCAAGTTGTTTCTGCAAAGCTATAACTACCGGAACAAAATCCTCATTCTCGTTAGCTAATGATCTATATTGCTTTATTAACGTGCTAAGAGTGATAGCTTGAAATCCTGCCTCTGCCTCTGCATTCTCTAGCCCTGCCGTTAACTTATTTGTAGCTTGCGCCGTTTTAACTTGTTGATCTTGTATTACCTTCCCTAGTTGCACCTCTGTTCTTGTGCTATTATTAAGACCATTCTTAGCATTAGTTAAATCGGTAATTTTCTTCTCTAATTCCTCAACCGTTAAAGCATCCTCTCCGTATAATTTAATAAGTTCCTTTAACGCCGGAATACTCTTTAAAGCCTCCTCTTTTTCTTGTCTTTGAGCATCAGTTAGTTTTATAATAATAGGTAAAGAACCAGAAACAGAAGTATTATATTTGTCTCTTATTCTTTCGGCTTCATTTAACGCTTTAACATTATCAAGAATTTCTTGAGTAAACGCTATTTCATTATCAATGGCTTGCTCGGTTGTTTGCTGATTGAGAGACTCATACGCTTGAGCAACATCTCTCAATGCTTCAGCTTTCTTGCTAATTCCTTCGCTTGCTTCCTCTCCTGCTTTACCAGTATCTCTACTCCTTCTAGAGAATACAATAGCCAAACTAGAAACGACAGAGAAAACCGTAATCAAAGCACCTGGCCCAGTAAAAGCTCCTTTAATAAGTTGCTTCAATGCCATTCCGGTTGATCCGGCTTCTTTCTTTAATGATTGGAATGACAATAACAGAGGCTCAATGTTGTTGGCAACCCCTAAGATACCAAACGGCGCATCTTGAACAACTCGGTTAAAGTTGACAACGGCCATTCCGGTAGAACTAAATCCTCCACCCATTGATTGAACCGCACTTTCCGCACCCATCATATCGGCCTTTAATGTGCGGAGTTGAGTCATTTTTGCACCAATGGCGAATCTTGCTTGAGCCGTTCTCGCATTGATATAGGCTTGCTCAAGCCCTTCAATAGCAGAATCAACCTCTAAGATTGTATTGTTCGTGCGCTTGAGAACTGCGTTTGCCGTTTGAACAGAACCAGTAAAAGATGATATACTTCCCTTTGCTTGATTCAATCCTCTAGCTAATGGGGAGACATCCGCTCCTAATCGTACATTTAAATCAGCTAAGGAAGCCATCTCTATTCATCCTCCGCATCAATCTATGAAGTTTCCACTTCTCATCGTGCGATATGGTTGTTCGTTTTTTGTCTATGTCAAGAGGGAACATTGTCTCAGGTTTTAGTTTCCTTCTAGCCTTACCCTCTAAATCTGAATATACTGAAATCAAATAAGCATTATGTCTCATTAAATTCCATTCGTGCATCCTTTGCTCATTTAGAGACTTGAGTATTGCTGAAACTTCCTTCCAAGATAATTCCCAAAATTCCTGCCGAGAAACTCCTGCTTGTTTGCAGAGGGAAAAGAGTTCTTGCCACTCTAAAGGTTTCCCGGCTCGCTCTCCCCCTCGTTAGGAGAGAGTACATTGAACACGCTATCTAAATCAGACTGAGATAGATCATCTATCCAATCGCCTACTTTTAATTCATCAAAATCTACTTCCTGACCTTTGTACTGAGCGCCGGCCACTAATGCACTCCATATCAAATCTCTAAGGTTTCCAGGTTTTACTTTATCATTGGATAATGACTCGGTATAACCTACCAAAGACAAGTCATATTTGTCGCAGTAAATAGCCGTTTGATTAGTTCCGAATTTAAGTAAGCGTCTTTTTCCGCCGATTTTGAGCGTTAATTCTTGCTTCATCTTAGCTTATTTCTACCTTTTTCAATTCGCCATCTCCAGTAAATGTACCACTTATAGTAGCAACATCTTCATTAGGAGCGCCGATTGAAACAGAAGTCATATAAGCATCACCATAAAAAGCGACTCCTGAGTTAGGTAAGAAACGTACTGCAACCGATGTTCTGCCAGTTAAATATCCTGCTAATTCTTGAACGTTACCGCTAGAATAGTCGAATGTAGCTAAACCATCAACATCAATACTCCAAGACTTCTGACCTGCTATGCTTTCCGCCCATCCGGCAGAGCCTTTAGTAGAAGCATCAGGAGCATTCATTTCAATGTTTAGTGTAGCATCAGTAGTAGAAGCAATAGCACTACCTTGAGCGTTTACTAATACAAGTGTTCCGTTAATTGCCATTTTTCTATTTGTTTAGTTGTTAGTTGTGTTAAAAGATACGAAATTCGTGCGACTATTTTTCCTCTATCTTATGTCGGAATCGTAACTCACGAATCCAATAAGTATAAGTGCCGGTGTACTCTTGGCGGAAAATATCATTATCGACTACCGTGTAAACTACATCGAAGCTAGTCAAACCGAACACATCGGCTCTAGTTCTTACCGTTTCCTTGATAGTATTTACAATCGCATTGATATAAGTCCTAGTTCCTGAGTCGAGCGCATATCTGTCCACTACGGAGAGAGAAAACGTTGCCTCATCCATAAACTCGCTTTTTGTGCTAGAGTCCGTTAGAGTCGTATCTCCGAAATGTACGTGAGGATAAGTTGCATCTGATGGAGCTTCATCATAGACATTGACTGCTAATGCTCCAGTAAGTAGCGTGTAATACGCTTGTTGTAGTTCTGTTGTTGGATCTTTAGCCATTTTGTACGAGGTATAAGGTGAAATCTACTGTTCCAGGCCCTGAGCCTGCTTTTAATTTACCAAAAAATATGATATCAGTCTCCTCATCAAATGATAACGGCGCAGGATAATGAACATTTGATGCTCCTTTGGCTGAGCTTATCTCTGTTACTAATCTTATAGGATCAAATGGAGCAGTAGTATTTAAAACGCCATTTCTTTGAAATAAAAGTATCTCAGCTTCTTTGTCATTTTCTACGCTATAAACTACATCGGAAATAAAAGCGGTATATCCGCTAGGAACTGTATAAGCTCCTATCTGAGACTGCCCTCTTCCAAATGTATTTATTGCTATCTCTGACCAAGTATCACCACCTCCGCTTTCTTGTATAGTCAAAGTTCCTTGATGACTCGGCGCAGTTTGATGAGCGTACGTTCCGGTAGTTGCTACTTGCCATCTGTACAGCCTTATAAGCGAATCAGGTAAAGCTACTGGAGTTGTACCATTTAAAGATACTGTATTAGTTACTACTACTAAGTTTCCTCCGGACTCTTGTAAGCCTTCATAAGTGATTGATCTTGCTCCTGCACCGGTTGCATTATCATCAGCATCATCAGATACTACTTCGAGCGCCGTATTTGATGTAGGAGTTCGATAAAAGGTAGATTCAGTTATAGGATCGAATGTGTTAGTTATCGCTGAATTACGGCCAAATTTATGTATAACCGTATGACTAGGAACATTCCCTTTAGAAGCCTCAATAGGAAAATCAAGAACTTTCTTATAGTAATCTCTGTGTGAGTTATAGATATAATCCGCCCGATTGACGTAAGTGTTATCCTCACGAAGCATCCGACCGGTTTCTTTGTGCATCTTATTTAATGCCACGTAATACTCCTTTGAGACGTTTTAAGAGTTGAGGTTGTTCGGCGAAGAAAGCCGGAAATAAAAACGGTTGCGCTTTTGTTCCTTTATGGAGTATCGATTTTATAATAGGATATACTGCCTCTTCCGGTATGCCTTTTCTCTTTGCCCATACTTTAATACTCTTTTCCATATCCTCATAAGAGCCTCCTTTCTTTCCTTTGAATTGCATCGCATAACCTTCGAGTCCAGGAGGTATGTCAACCTTTGATTTAGTACCAAACTCGACATAAGGAGCATATTTTACATCTGTGAATACTTCCCTCGACAAGCCCGATCCTCTTACATCAATAGAAGTCTTTAATCTATTATTCGCACCGGTTGGAGCGTTTCTCTTAGCCTTGCCCTCTATATTACGAGCAGAGCGTTCTATTTCTCTCTCTGCTGACTTGCGTACTTTGTCTCCTAAACTATCTAGTACCTTGAGAGTCTTGTTTATAGATTTGATATCAGCCTTAACGCTTATCATTCTGCAAATGCTATAAGTTCAGTAACGGCATTATCTTCGTTTGAGTTGATAGCGTATTCTACATTTAATTCTTTTCCATCGTACTGCAATTTTAATAGATGGTCATAGGTATCTCTCGAATATCCGGCGCTTACGAAATCGTCTCTATAACGAGTCCGAATCTTATACTTAGTCTTACCCTTCAATCCACCCACTTCGAGCGCCTCAGAGCCTGACAGAGGCTTTACATCAGCCCATACAGTACCGAGAGTGTTCCAGGTTCTAGTATTACCACCCATCCCATCAGAGCTTAGAGAGTAATACTGTATCGTAACTCTCTGCTTCATCATCCCGATGTTTATTTGTCGAGACTTGGTTTTCATAGCTTTGCGTATCTCTTAAAGTGCGCCTTGCTACTATTTGGCATCATTGATACGCTTCCTTCTACTACATCTTGGCGATCTTCGTAGTTGGATGCTACTAGCTTTTTTATTCCTAGAGTTATTCCGGAAGGTATAGAGCTATACCCTGCAACATATACAACCTTTAGCCTTATTCTATCGTCAGGAACTTCCCATCCGTACACCGTATCTATGACTAGAGTATCTCCGGTGAGATAATAATCTTGGTTGTTTGTTAGAGTTGTCTCAGTTCCTACCGTATCGACTGTCTTTACTGAAGTGATACTTTGTACCGGGTAGAGAGGTAATCGGACTTCCTTGCCATAATACTCGTACTCGATTGTAACTGTTTTCTCTATTAGTTGGAATCCGTATTGCTCTTCTGCAAAATCTATACTCTCTGCGACTAGACTTGCAATCAGCGAATCATCTGCGGAGGTATCTACTCGCATCCAGGCCTTAGCATCTGCCGTACTTAGTACATCGGTAGAGGCATTTGTTCCGGTGTCAACAGTTGAGTAAGTGAATGGGCCAGTTTTACCCTTGTAAGGAGATTTAAGCATTGAGTTCCTCGACTAATTTTTCGGCTTTGGATTTGGTTAGTCTATCGATAATCTGATTGTTACGTTTTACGTAGTACATCGTTTTAGTGCTTTCGTCTTTTTCGATGAAGGCCTTAGCATCTATCGTATAGGCTTGCTTGTCCTCTTTTGTCTCGTATGCTAGTCCTTTGCTAAGTAAGTCAGCTATCGAACCCTTATCTAATTTGAGAGGATCGTTTTTCTTAATTCGTTGATTTCTATGGATGAAGCTACGTCTCGCTCTGTAAGGCATAATACTAGGGTTTAATTGAGAAGGATGGGGAGGAATCGAACCTCCCCAAGTTCCAAACATCCTTAGGGTAATATTAGCTATTACCTGCGTTTATGATTGCAGTTGTGAAGTTACCGAAAGCACCTGCATTAGGTAGATAAGTCGGTAGAGCTAAACGGCCTGCAACTTGTACAGTAACTAAATCTTTGATAGCATTGTCTTGATCTTGCTCGTAGAAACGAACAGAAACAGACTCACGATCAAATAAAGTTGTCAACTGTGCGAAGTCAGCTACTAAGAAGTCATCAGCATCTCCATCGGTGTCGTTGATTGCGTTAGTAGCAATTACTGGCACACCTAAGATAGAAGGCACACGGCTTCCGAAGATAACATCTTGTGGGAAGATGTAACGGCCATCAGCATCCTTGTTACGGATCATGTCGAAGTATCTAGATACGGACATCATTACCGCAGATGGCTGATAGTTACGGTTACGGATTTGTTTGATAGCTTCTAGAAGTACATCGTACTCTTGAGCATCAGCATCGCCGGTATACTGATCTAAAGCATAGTCAGTAGATGTTACAGTAAGACCATAAGTAGAGTCATATAAGTTGTAAGCATCTTCGGCTTTCATATACTTCTCCATACCTCTTAGGGAGATGTGAGAAGCTAGACCGGCAGTATCATTAAGAGCCTCTTTAGAAACTCGGAAATGAGCAGAGATTTTCTCTACTACTGCATCAGTTGCAACTAAATCAAAGTCATTTTGTCCGGAAGCATCGCCTTCGGCAGTAACACCGGTGTTATCGGTGAAGTTAGTTTCTTTGATATAGCGGATTTTGTCAGAGTTAGTAGTGCCTACTGGTAGGAACTGACGTACGTGAACTCTTCGCTCAGGATCGAATTTAAATCCAGGAACATAATCAGCAGGAACAACATCACCAGTATAAGCACCTGATTCGGTGATAACTGCTTTGGTGTCCATTGTAAATCCTGAGATTTGACCTGCTTTGAATGCTTCGATTTGCTCTTTGTTTGAATCTAAACCATCCTTTAGGATGTTTTTTAGAGACATAGGCTGAGAGCCACCGCCTAAACGGTTGCTATTCTTTTCGATTGATTCGATTCTTTCCTTTTGAGAAGCGATTACTTCTTCAAGGTTTTTGATTTCAGACTTGGTAGCTGAATCAGCTTCGCCTGAAAGTTGTACTTGCTCTTCGAGTTTGCTATAACGCTCCTCAAGGGCTTTAGTTTGTTCGGCTAGACCATTCTTTACAGAAGCCAAGCCTTCTTTTAAGGTGTTTTCTAAGTCCATAATTTGAACTCCTTTTCGATTTGTAGTTGATTGTTGAATTGTTTGAAAATTGCATCAAAATCGGCGTCATTACTTACAGAGGTGATTGGCTCGGCTTCTGTGTTTTGAAGTGATTTTCTTAATGCTTCTTCCAAATTCTTGATATGCATTTCAATTAGCATAAAAGTCTCGTCAGTATAGTCTCCTGAGTCAAATGCTCTGACTAATGTTTTGTATTGATCAACCTGATCTTTCTGCGAACCTTTGGCCATTCCTCCAAGCGCCATTTCATTCGCTCCCCAAGTAACAGTCGATCCCTCCCACATCTTGACTTCGTTGACTATGTAGGCTTCATCTTCGTTAGAGAAGTCTCTACGTACAAAATTGATACCGACTGAATGCTCTTTAAGAACTCCATCTCTGTATAACTTGAGAACATCCGTTCCTAACTGTGTGTCGATTATAGCAGTACGGAAGTATAGCCCTTTCTCATCTTCTACTAACATTGATGGCTTACCCAGTACAGTAAGCGGATCGTGCTGATAGAGGTGCATAATTCTGTTCTTTCCGTTTGGTCCGTTCTCTTTGATGGTTTTGGTATAGCACCCTTTCATCATTATATCGCCATCGGAATCCTTGTAATCGAAAACCGAATAATATCCTTCAATCATACGGCGCTCGACATCGACATCTTTAAGGATGCCGGCTTTTTTGGTAATAAATTGCTTCATAATGTTTTTATCTTGTCGGTTTTCTTCAAGTTCTACGTTACGCTCGTGAGATGAGCAAGCCATAAAAAAAGTCTCTCCATCCATTGAATGAGTATGAGTTCCGGTACAACCTAAGAACTCAGCGTATTCCTCTGCTTCTTCTTCGGTGCGAAAGTATGATAATTGAGGTGCTTTTTCTTCCATTTCGTAATGATGATTTTTTGAACTCATAGGATGCCCTGATGGTAATAAGTCTGTATCGTGTTTACCTGATCTGAACTTGCCGTTTCTCAATACGTACAAAAATGAATTCACTCGTGCAAATGCCCATTGAGATGCGCTTGTTACGCTCGGCCTAACAGATTGAGGATTCGTTCTATAAGCGCCGATTCCTCTATCATATACTTTCTTTAACGTTGAGGCAGTTGTGCGTTTAGAAGCAACATCTCCAACATCCTCGTTATGTTCTTTCGCTTTCTCTTTTAGAGTGTCCAT